CCCTCCTTTCTGTGCTGGAGCTTGAAAACATGAACCCGATCCCGCCAGAACAGGGCGGGGACGCCTACCTTATAAACGGCAACATGGTGCCGATAACTTCTGCGGCACCAGCACAGAAAGGAGGGAACGAAGAGGATGGGAAGGAATAACCTTGAGCGCAGATACGTAAACGCCAAGATTGAACTTCGAGGAACTGACGCCGAACCTGTGGTTTCAGGTTATGCCGCAAGGTTTAACGAATTGTCTGAGGAGCTTTGGGGGTTTAAGGAAAAGATAGCCCAGGGAGCGTTCAGCGAGGCTATAAGGGGAGCGGACATAAGGGCGCTTTTTAATCATGACCCGTCTCAGATAGTGGCGAGGACAAAAAACAACACCTTGAAAGTGTGGGAGGACGAATATGGTCTCCGCTACGAATTTACACCTAACATGAAGACCACGGCAGGGAGAGACTTAGTTGAGCACTTACGCAGAGGCGACATTGACCAGTCGAGCTTCGCTTTTTCGATGGAGGGCGGAGTTGAGGAGTGGGACGACAGCGGGGACATGCCAGTAAGGATCTTAAAAAAGATAGGCCGCCTTTATGACGTTAGCCCTGTAACTTATCCAGCGTATCCTTCAACCTCTGTAGGATTAAGGAGCGCAGAGGAGATATATAAAGCGTACATGAAGACCAAAGAGGAAAGGGGGGTATCGCCTCAGGACGTATCAAGGGAGAAAGCTCCAGAAGGCGAGGCATGGGAAGCTCCTACACTTTCAGACTTCACCTCAACGCCTTGGGATGAATTATCCGACGCAGAAAAACGCCGAATCGCAGGCCACTATGCATGGGCGGCCATGATGCCTCCAGAGACTTTTGGGGATTTGAAACTTCCTCATCACAGACCTAGTGATGGGGCAGTTGTGTGGCGGGGAGTGGCAAACGCGGCGGCAAGACTATCGCAAACAGACATACCAGACGCCGACATCCCGAAGGTACAGGCACACCTTGGCAGTCATTACAGACAGTTTGACCGCATACCGCCGTGGGAAGAGGAGTCGAAACGAAAAATTATGATAGCAAAAAGAAAATTAGAACTATACAGGATTAAGGAGGTATAAAAGATGGCAGATAAAATAAAGGAATTGTTAGAGAAGAGGGCGAATATTTGGGAGCAGGCTAAGGCGCTTGTGGACAGGGCAGAAGCAGAGAACAGGGACTTCACGGCAGAGGAACAGCAGCAATATGACAAAATGTTCGATGAGATGGACTCCCTTGCCAAGAGGGCCAAGAGGCTTGAGGAGCAGGAGAGGGAAGAAAGGGAGCTCGATAAACCTGTAAATAGGGCATTTAAGGCGCCTTTAGGCGCTGAGGGTGCGAAAGAGGACAGGGAAGCCAAGGTTATGGACGCTTTCCGCTCTTATATCGTAAATGGAGTGGTAACGCCAGAGCTTAGGGCCCTTCAGGTGGATGACGGCAGTGGTGGCGGTACTCTCGGCGGGTACCTTGTGCCTCCTCAGCAGTTTATCGCTGAGTTGATCAAAGGTCTAGACAATGCGGTGTTTGTGCGGAGAATTTCAAAGGTGTTTCAGGTAACGACCTCCGACTCCCTCGGCGCTCCGACGCTTGATGCAGACATGAGCGATCCAGTCTGGACAACCGAGGTTCAAGACCTGTCGTCAACGGCAGATACAGCCATGACCTTCGGGAAAAGGGAGCTTAAGCCTCAACAGCTTGCGAAGCTGGCCAAGATATCAATGAAATTGCTCAGAGTTAGTGCAATCCCTGCGGAGGCGCTTGTTCGCGACAGGTTAACGTACAAGTTTGCGACCGCTATGGAGAACAACTTCTTAAACGGCGACGGGAGCGCTAAACCTTTAGGCGTGTTTAAGGCAGATACGAACGGCATACCGACATCAAGGGACGTCAATACTGGCAACGCAACCGCTATAACGGCAGACAGCCTTATAGAGGCAAAATATAAGCTTAAGGCCCAGTACAGGAACGGGGCACAATGGATCTTTCACAGGGACGTCATAAAGGCCATTTGCAAGCTAAAAGACGGAGAAGGCAATTACATGTGGCAACAGGGTTTAATTGTAGGCCAACCAGACACGATATTGAGCTTGCCTGTGAACGAGTCGGAATATGCACCTAATACCTTCACTTCTGGAAGCTATATCGGCATATTGGGCAATTTCCAGTTTTACTGGATAGCCGAACTTTTTGGCATGGAGATCCAGAGGTTAAACGAGCTTTTTGCCGCTACCTCACAGGTAGGGTTTATCGGGCGCATGTGGGTTGACGGCGCGCCTGTACTGCCAGAGGCATTTGCAAGGCTAAAGCTTGCCGCGTAGTAATGGTTATGGGGCCGTAAATTCGGCCCCATTAAAACAAAGGAGGCGTACGTAATGGGTTATAAGGCGGTTAAAACAGTAATTGGCGACGTTGAAGAAACATCTATCCTGTCGACGGTTGTGAGCGTTCCCTATGAGTTTGTGTTTGAGCACAGTAATGGCTTTGATGAAGAAAACCGCAAAAAGTTTTCTGAAGAACACAAAAGAAAAATGCTTGAAGCCATACATAAGGCCATTACGGAGATTGAGGGGATTTACAAAATTGAATGGGAAGCTGGCAATTTAAGCCAGAAGGTCATAAGCGAAGATCCGCTTGTAATTAGGCACAAAAATTACGTAATTATCCACAGGTATGTGGATAATAGCGAACTGGAGGGTTGATAAATGAGCGAATACGGCACAAAGATTTACAGGAAACAGGGCGGAGACGAACTGGTGGTAGAGGCAGGCGGAAAGATTACAAAGGCTGGCGTACAGGCTGGAGCAATTACGAAGCTTGAGGCTGAAGCAACCAACGCTCAGATAGTGGCGGCAATCAACGCCATCATTGATGCGCTCCAAGGCGTTGGGATCATAGCTTAGACTGGTTAGGAGATGCGGCCTTGAAGGTAAGAATGGTAAAGACTGCGGCAAATCCAGACGGCGTTTGGATGGCCGACCTTGAATATGACATAGAGGACAGGCTTGCAAGGCAGTTTATAGAGGCAGGGGCGGCAATTCCGCTTGAGCCTGTCGTAGAAACTGAGGCCATTGAACCTCAGGAAAAAGCTGTGCTACCTCAAGGCAGGCCAAAGGGCGGCAAAAAGAAGTGAGAGGGGGTGATGTGATGTATCTTGAGATAGGCGCTCCAGAAGCAGAACCAGTAACGCTCGAAGAGGCAAAAAGGCATTTGAGGCTGGTTGACACCATCATAACTGAAATAGAACCAGAAGAACCGGGAGGGGAGCCTACCATCATCACATCACATCCAGACGACGACTACATAAAAAACCTCATAAGGACTGCAAGGGAATGGGGGGAGGCGTTTCAGGGCAGGTCATGGATTACAAGGACTGTAACGGCATACCTAAACGAATGGCCAAGTTGCCCTTTGAAGTTGCCGATGGGCCCTGTGCAGGAGGTAGTGTCAATATCATACTTCACGCTAGAGGGTGTAGAGGTTGAAGTTGACCCGTCGACGTACTGGCTGTCTCCAGACGGCGTGTTGTACGGAAAGGGTTGGCCCTTTGCCCCTTTACGCGAAAGGCTTGGCGTGAAGATAGTTTATAAAGCTGGTTACGGGGACGCAAGCGCTGTGCCTATGCGCTGTAAACAGGCGATGTTACTCATGATCGGGCATTGGTACGAGAACAGGGAAGAGGTAATTATAGGTGCCTCTTCAAGCGGTGCGGCGCAGATACCAGCGGCGGCTGAGATGCTTCTATATCAGGAGCGGGAGATCCCTATATGACGTATATAGGCGAACTGCGAGACAAGATAAGCATAATACGCAAGATGAAGACCAGCGACGGCATGGGCGGTTGGGGCGTAACGGAAAGCGTGATCATATCACCTTGGGCAAAGGTAGAGGCGCCGAAGTCAAAAACAGGCATCATAGCGCAGAAGGACACTGAGATAAGGACGCATCAGGTAACTATGAGGTATAACGACGCGGTTAAAATAGGCGACATCGTGAAGTTTTACGACACAAGGCTGGTTGTAAAGGCGATAAGGCATGACGGAAAGAGGCGCTGGATGTACCTTGACTGTGAGCCAGAGGTGGTATAAATGCCAATAACGGTGCATATCAAAGGGCTGGATGACGTACTTGGAGAGTTGAGGAAGGTAGAACCAGAGGCGAAGCGGGCCGTGGCGAACGTGTTGCGCGAAAAGGCACGGGCCATAAGGGACGACGCAAAGAGGAGGTGCCCCAAAGATACTGGGGCCCTGTCAGAGAGTGTAAGATATGCGGTCTCAAGAAGGACGCTTACCGCCTCAGTCCATGCTGGAGGTAAGAAAGTAAGAGGCATCGATACGTATTATGCGCATTTTGTAGAGTACGGGACGCAAAAGATGAGAGCGCGACCGTTCTTGATACCAGCTGGAAGAGCGCATGAGGACGAAACGCTTGATGCGCTGACAGACGCGC